CTATTTTTGATAAATTTATTTCTTTACCATCTTTAATCGAAACAGTTTCGATATCATTAAAAATAAAATCTAATAATTTGTAAACTTCATCATAATTTTTTGGATCTATTAAATCTTTTGAAAGGTTCCAAAACATTATTTTACCCCCTTTAATTTCATTGCAGATACTAAAACATTATAAAAAATTTCTTTCTCAGAATCTGTTAAATTATTAAAAGAAGTTGCATTTTTTATTATTTCAGTCCCCTCATCTATTATTTCTCTCGCTTCTTCTTTTGATAAAATATCAGGAGCATTTTTATAAATCAATGTAAATATCTTACTTTTATTTTTCTCTATATAGTCAATATATTGTTTACTATATTCTAAAATATCAAACTCTTGCTTAAAAATAACATCTCTTATAGGTATCCATATAGCATTTTTACCTTTATACCTTTCATAATATGCTATTCTACCAAAATCTGAGATAGCTTTACATTCTTTAAATTTTCTGAACTTCTTTAATCTAGGTAAAACTTCAGCCATTTTCTCTGGGTAAGACACTCCTAATTTTACTTTATTTCCTACCAAGTCTGACAAATAATGTCCTGATGATTCAGCAAAAACTTCCTCTATATCTTTCCACTTTTCTATAAAATCAACATCAGAAAAATAAACATCTACCAATTTATTATCTAACATAGCATGATAAGATTCATGAAAAATTGTCTTTTCACGATAATATAAATTTCTTCCATCATTTAAAGATAATTTCATTTCTTCAAATTTTCTTCTATACATAATTTTTTTACTTTTTGTCAATTCTATATCATAAGAAGCTTTAACAGAACCTCTATTATCAGAAATTATAAATTCTAAATTTTCATCTAAGTCTATGTTTTTTAAAATCTTTTTTCCTACTGTTCCAAGTCCTGAGTTATGTTTAACATCTTTTAAAACATTCTCTTTTATTTCTTTATCTATTGCATCATTTCTTAATTTAATTATATCAGATTTATTTTTGCTTTCAAGATTATTTTTATTATTTACTTGTGTATAAGATTTTTTAACATATTGCTCTTTCCATTCCTTATAGTTCATGTACTTAACTTCTTTATATTCACCATTTTCATCTCTTGATGCTCTTGTAGGTTCATCATTAAAGTATGGAGCTATAACTGTTCTACAATTTCCACTCCAACAAACTTTTCCATTTCTTCTTACTAATAATGTGTGATATTTAGGGACTTCAATACAATAAACAAAATCATCATACTCTATATCTTCTATTTCCATATTATATAAATAATTATGGACTTGTGTGTTCCAACGTATAGTCCAGACATCTTTATTTATTGTATATACTCCATTTCTAAATTCAATTTCTTTTCCAGCACATTTATTTAAGTAGTATGAAGGTCTACCTCCAGCTTTTAAAATAAGTTCTCCTAAATCACTAGCTAATTTATCTGAACTTGTAAAAAATTGAATACTGTCATTAAACTTATATCCTTTCCAAACTTTACCTTTTTTTAGTGTTCCATCAGCTTTTGAGTAGGCTATTAGAAAAATTCTAATTAATTCAGGACTTAATTCTTTTATATTGTTAGGAATAAATTTAGTTGTACATTTCCCAAATTTAGATAATTCTTCTCCGAGTTCTTTATTATGTATCATCAAACTTTCTTTACATTTATAAATTTTAAAAGGGAAATCTTTTAGTTCTTCATACATCCAATCATTATTATATTGAGCTATTTTCACATTAAAACTATTTCTATCAAATGTACAACTTCCATCTGATAACCAATAAGCCATAAATTTTAAATATGTATTAATATCTACTTTTTTTCCTGCTAGTATTTCATATTCCTTTTTAATTCCATTCCAGTTAAGTCCTGAGAACATTCTATGTTTGCTTTTTCTACCAACCTTTGATGCTTCTTTTAACTTCCAAGATTTATCTTTTACAGAATTGTCAGTATTCTGAACTAGAATTCTATGATTTGGTGTAACTACTAAATCAAATCTTGAATTTTTAAAACTAATCATATTTCCTTGGTATTTATAAGAAATATAATTTACTGGCTTTTGCCAAATAGGTTCTAAATTATCAGGATTAATTGTATAAACTAATTCATTTCCTTTTAAGTCTTTAAATAATTTCCAACCCTCATTAGTATAAATTTCTGTAGTTTTATCATAACAATGAGAATGAAAAGGAGGCACTGTTACTCCTATTTCTTGATCCGATATATTAAAAACTTTTCCATCCATTTCTTGACAAATTTCAGAAGTATGTAAATCCAATGTTGCTACTATTTCATATTTCTCAACATCTATACTTTTGAAAGCTTCTATCTGTGCTTTTGAAGCATAAGCAGCAGATTCTGTTTCTAGTAATCTCCTTGCAACATACTCTTTATTTTTTATCTTATCAGAAACAAATTTAGATATATCTTCAACAGCTTCATCTAATGTACTACCAGTTATAAAAGATTGAGTAATTTTAGTTCTCAATGTATTTATTAATTGTTCTTTGTCTTGCCAAATCCTATCTGAAAAAGTTTTTCCATCAGATAGCCAAGGCTTTCCAATAACTTGATTAATCTTATTTCTATCTAAAGTAGCAAAACTTGTTTTAAGATTCAATCCTTTTGAAATCTCATACAATGAATGATAATAAGTATCTTCATAATTCTTTATTAAATAATCTTCTAACATCTCATTTTCTTTATTTCTTAAAGTTTCAATGCTATTTTGAACTTGAAGTTGTAAAGCTTCTAATCTTTTAATATGTATTCTAGCAGAAGCATTTTCTAACTCTTTTTTCCAAGCTACACTTTTAGATTTTTGAATATATTCTGCTAATGTCCATTTAAACTCTTTTAATTCATCTTTAGTTAGTAACTTTTTAGCATCTGCTAATGATATTTGATTATTATCAGCTATTCTGATATACCATTTTTCAATATCACTTTTTATTTTATTCTCTGCTATTTTATATTGTTTCTCTATTTCTTTAGCATAAGCTTTATTTGATATATTTCTTTGTTTTTCTTCTTCTTCAAATCTCTTAGTCCAGTAATTACTCATCTAAATCAGGAACTTTTTTAGTTCCAAAATCTCCTGGATAAGGATCTAATTCTTTATTTTCTTTTTCAAGTTGTTTTATTTCTTCATCAACATTGTTAACCCAAGGATGTTGAGTTATTATAGTTTTTTGAGATATGATACCAACACTAGCTTTACAATTATTAATTGTTTCAGATTCATTAACTAAAACATCTCTATTAAATATTACATCAAGAGTTTCATTAATATTTAAAGCTTTATTTATAAACCACATCAACTCTTCAAAAGATGCTTGAAATTCTACTTCCATTTGATTAGCATCTAAATCTATATCAGAATACATAGATTGAATATTCATCTCATTAGGATTATTTCCAAGTCTTTCATCTTTTGCATCAAAACCTCTTGCATTTTCTATTATTGCTTTTTTAAGTAATTTAATTATTAAAGCATAGTTTTCAGAGTTAACTTCTATTTGAAGTGCTTCAAGTCCACCTTTGCCACCATCAGTATTTGTAACTTTTACTGCTCTATATGTTGCTAAGTTTCTTCTAAACTCTCCTAAATTCTCTCCATCATAGTTAGTTAAGATTAAAATTGTACTTCCTGCATCTTCCATCATATTATCTTGAAATTTAGAGATTATCTCATTCAAGGCATCTTGTAAGCATTTAACTCTGCATATTAAAGGTTGTTCTAAGTTATTACTTCTAAAAGGAATTAATGGAACTTTTCCCCAGTTGTATGTTTCTTCTCCTATAGATATATAATCTGAATGTCCTAAAGGTTTTAAACTATCATTCCAAATAAAAAAGTCTACTCCATTTCCTGAGTAAACTTCTACTTTTTTAACTGGAACTAAACTATTATATTGAAACTCTAAGACTTCATATAATCTTATAGCTAATTCTAATTCATCTTTATTATTATCTTTCCATATTGGTAATATTTCAGAAGGTTCAAATTTTCTAAATTGTAATTCACCTTTTTGGTTAAAATATGGATAGATCCAACCTATTCCACCATTAAGAGTGTCCTCTCCTAAATTTCTTAAAGTTCTTAGAAACTTATTACCAAATAATTTCAAAACATTTTCATTTTTACAAATAAAAGTTGGTTTTTTAGCCAAAAAATAATTAACTTTTTGGTCAACCATTTTTGAATATTGGTTATCAACAAGTTTAGAATTAACTAAGTTATCAATATCTTCTAATCTACCACCTTCAACTATTGCTTTTCTTTTTTTACTTAATATATCATGACTACCTTTATAATATCTTTCTCCATTCACCTGGTCCACTCTAGTTTTTGAAGAAAGCCATTGACTTATTAAATATTCAAGTTTTCTAATCTCCATATTTTCCACCTTTGGCTTTTTAAATAGTTTTTTTATCCATTCCCACATTATTAACTCCTATTCAAAAGATAATCCTGATATTTTATTACATTTTTCAGCTATCCCTGTAAGGACATCAGGAGCATCATCATGTTTATTTTTTCCTT